TCCATTTCATCTTCTGTAGTCCCGAACACAGCAGAGTTGGGCTCGATTGAATTATCAGATCGAGCAGCCAACACCACAGAAGTATCAGGAGAATCAACATGAGTGAATCCAGCAGCTGGCTCATTCACAATTCGAGTATTCAACACTGGTTCTGTTGGTTTACAGTATCCGATTTTATTCAGAGCACCTGTAACCCAATCAGAAACCCACTGGAGACCAGGACTCGCCATGCGAGAAAGGACTGAAGTGGGCTTTACCATTGAAGACTCTGGCGTGAAAATTTGAGCAGTAAAAGCTGCTGTGTTCACCGGTTCATTCGTAGGAACAGAAAGTTCAACCTCTGTAAACCATGCATAGACTGAAAGGTCGAAAGTGTCACCAGAGGTTCCAGAATTTAAAGGAACCAAAGAACGAATGAAAAGTTTGCCATAATGGCCTTCTCCTGTCAGAAGGTTCATGTGTGAAAGAGGAGAAACAAAAGGAACTTTCAACTCAGCAGGTTCACCAGAGGCCAAATCAAATTGTACTCCAGGAAAACCTGAGGCGTTGGGTAAAGTTCCAGTAACTGGTCTTCCACAATAATCCTCATAAGGGGAGAAGAAAAGCCAGTACTTACCTTGTTGAAAAGGTGTTGCATTGAAAACAACACGAAAATGAACATTTGCACGCATAAACGTGAAATAGTTCAATTTATCAATAAGGTTAGTGCTGGCATTGAAAATGGCAGAAGGAACTTCAATACTGTATAGAAAGTCAGTTGTGTCCACCGAAGTTGTTGCAATTTTGATGGGACGGGCCAAAATCGATTGAATCGAATGGTCCATACTATCATGTGCAAAATTCGTGTACTTGACTTCCTCAGTTAATCCTTCCTTCTGAACAGTCAATGGAGCAACATCATCCACAAATTCAGTGATCTGTTGTTGGTCGACGGACTGTTCTTGCTGAGCAGACATATTATCATTATCATTGTTGAGAATAGAAGCTGACAGATAAATTTAAGGAAAGGTCCAACATGCTGCCAAACATGAGAGACAACCGGAAGGGACATTAGACTGGATTTAAAGTGGCACACAATGCCCAATAGACTTCCAATAGAAAGTCTCCACTTTCTCCTCCCAATTCAGGCTTTGCTGCAGACATCTACTTCCATCGATGTATGCCCCATAAGGGAGAAACGACTCACTTCTATCACACCACAGGGGATTTCTCCCAGCGTGAACATCAAGACCGAGTGAGACAAAGGTCATTGTCCAGTTCAAAAGATTCAATATAGTGCAAAACCAATAAACTTTCTTCCCAAAAACTCTAGACGCAAGCCAAAGATAGGCTCCAACATAGAGATCTGTGG